AATTAGAATGCAGAATGCGAAGCCCTGTACGATGTGCGGCGAGGCTACTCATGTGGAGTGGCACTGTCCCGAACTTGTCGCCCCCATTCATCAGGAAGGATTTATGAAGCCACCCGCGGGGCAGCCGATGGGCGGCGATGAGGAGGATGCTATCGTTTTCGCCCAGATAGTAATACCGAACTCCGATTGACAAGACCGTAACAAATCATCACCAATATAACGAAACTCGCAAAGAACCAATAAAAATAATTAAAAAACACACGACAAACAGTGACCAAACCGGCAACAAAACTCTCAAAGATATTTTGCGGATCAGCCGACATGCGCATTGTTTCCCTTGATAGAACAGTCCACAGTACATTGATCCATCGCACAAAAGGAGCCCATACTTCACTTCCATTTGGAACAATCAAATAGTGCATCTTGAGCAACACCCGATACCGGCCTTCAGGGATAGAGCCTTCTACACAATGCCAATCCTTGTTATAATCGAGTCCATGAAAGTCCCGCTGAGTCATCTTCACACGTTTGTCTTCTGCCGGAAAGACAGTAGTCACTGTGTTGTTTTCGTTACAGGCAATAATGACTCGATAAAAGATGGCTCCACCGGTGGGGGCCCACGCAAAAGGGGAATCATAGTGACAATCTACGAGCGAACGATCGGATCCGACCGCGCCCTTGGGTGACACGGCCCAATAAATTTCATCTGCCTCCGTCACATTAGTCACCTGTGAATCGGGAAACCGGACTTTAATGGCCTCCAAAATGTCTGAATGATGCCGAATCCGTTCAAGTGCTGAGCGATACTCAGAGGATTCGACCGCATTGATCCATTCATGGTGGGCCGTTTTGTAGGAGGCGTAGCGATCTTTTGCAACCTGGGAAATTAAGTCCAAATCAGTTGCAGAGTTGGACTGAACGGCTCCTGAAATAACGGCAAAGGCTTCCTGCATCCCTACCCTTACTATAAGAAATTATAGTAAGTGGCGATTCCGATACCGAGTTCTACGATTTCGAGATCGAGATCGAGATTGAGATCGCTGATTTTTCCGAGAGGGCCGACTACGGCTACGAGATCGGTTACCGCCCCTATGTGCCAGAAGCGCCGCCTTTATCTCTGCCATATCGTCTTCATCGACCATAGGATTTTCAAGAGCCACTGTCACATCTGCACCCTTTTCAATCAGAAACAGGACATTCTCGCGTTGACTTCTTGTAATAGCAAGGGACAAGGCTGTTTCACCATCATTATCTACTGCATTGATGTCAGCTCCTTTATTCAGCAAGTGAGTCATCAACGTAGCAAGACCGCGGGTACGTGCGGCAGCCATCAAAGGCGTTCGCCCTTCATCATTACGAGCCTCTATATCTACATCGGGGCAGGATGCGATAACCAACGCAACCTCAAGCCGCGGCGCCTTACAATTCTCGTGAAGAGCAGTGAGTCCATATCTCTTTACATTTAAGTCAGCCCCCTCACCAATTAGACGCAGACAATCCGCTATACGAGATGTATAGCCAAGCTGTATCCGAAGCGCTTCTGCATTTTTGCCTGGATTAGCAGTGGCCCGGGCGTGAATGGCGGCCTGTCCTGCTTCAGAGAGATGTGCTAATAAGGGATCTATGGGTAATGATGGTGCTGGTTTTGGTTCTGGTTCAGGTGCCGATGGTACCGGTGCAACGCAAACCTTTTTATGAGTCTTCCAATCTTCTGCTTGATGAGCAGCACCACAATACGCAGTTGCCTGACAGCGACTACACATGTAGGAAGCGGGGGCACCACATACAGCACATGTGCGTTCCATTCTAAGAGTGGCGACGAGTTTTCCTTGCTACTGTTCTATTTTTACGAGTGCGACTACGACCACCTCCAACAGCAACAGCGCCTCTTGCTAGTAGTGCCGCCTTCACTTCTGCCATTTCATCTTCATCGATAGTAGGAAGACTTAATGGTTTTACACTTCCTGCATTTACATCTATCCCCCTTTCAATGAGAAAAAGCGCAACATCTTTATTGAGGCCTTGAATCGCAAAATAAAGAGCTGAAAAAACATCTGAATCTAGATGATTAATATCAGCTCCATGATCCAGTAGTGTTGCAACAACTGAGACAGGCCCATTGAACCTGGATGATGCGGCTAATAGAGCAGTACGCCCCAAGCTATCTTCTGCATTTACGTCAGCCCCTTTCTGAAGTAACGCGGGAACTAAACTAGGTCTCCAATATGCAGCCTCCATTAGATAGGTAAATCCTGGTGATCCGGGAATAGGTTCGCGAATAGAGTCCATGGCAGCAATGAGAGCCAGGGCTACTTGCTGATTAAATACATCAAAAAGTATAATAAAATAAAGCAGAGTTTTATCTTTCACATATCCTCCCATAGTCTTTTGCGTAATCGTTAAATCGGCCCCCGCTCCGATTAGGCGCAAACATTCGGCGGTATTTTTAGCTCGAAGAGCTACCCAGAGTTCCTCCCCTAATGCGGTTGCCTCTGCAGCAGTCGGCCTAGCACTACGTCGGGCCAGAACTGCTTGATTGGCATCGGGAAATTCTGCTAAAAAAGGCTCCACCAATACGACTTTCTTTACACAGACCTTTTTGTGTTCAGGCCACGCCTCCCGCTGATGTATGGGTCCACAATAGGCAGTTGAATCACAACGACTACACTTGAATGCTGCCGGGACACCGCATACAGCACATCGGTGATCCATTCTTCTTATATGCGGATAAAAAGGTGATGCCTATGGCCACCCGAAGGGTGGGCCGGTAGTTTCGCATAAGATAGCAAAACACAATGTGGCTCATCAGTATTTATCAAGAAGGCAATGAACACGCGGTCCAGAAATACACCAACACTTTCGAGGCCATGTGGTCTCTTGCACACATGGATCCCGCTTTCGATGGAGTGGATTGGAAGGGAGCCCAACGGGCCGAAGTCGCCGATCACTTCCGCGATAACACGTGGATGCGCGTCAGCTGGATCGATGATACCACCTGTGTCATCGTGCAAAAAATGGAGTGGGTCGTCTATCATCACAGGACAGATGAGCCACTCTTTATCGAGCCGTGTCGACGACTGGAGGATGCCTGGTTGACGGCTTCTCCATCAAACCTGGAGATGGAGTACGATTGGCACGGCCGCTCCTTGATTAAAGTCACGCGAGACTTTATGGTTCGCGGTCATTCGACCGTGCGGGTAGGCCGCCTGGATGATGACAATTGGACAGAAATCAGGAGAGCCCAGTGCCTATAAAGGCAGTAAAAGGCTCTGGTAAGTAGAAGATATATAGACTGCATTAGAATAGCCGAGGGCATGTAATTTATCGGTTGCCATACGGGCTCTATGGCCCGTATTACAGTAGGCCAAAATCCGTAGCTGCTGATTTGGATACAGTTGCGGCATTTTGGCTTCTAATTCCGATGCAGAAATGGGGATGGATCCAGGATAAACGCCAAGCGTAGATCGTTCAAGAGGAGTGCGTACATCAAGAATTAGATCAAACTCTCCCTTTTGAATGCGTTGCTTGGCCTCAGGCACTGATATTCGATAAGGCGAGTCTGTGGCATAGAGATAGGCGGCCAGGACGCAGATAATAATTAATAGAATACCAGGAATAATAATAATCAATTTCATACTACTTAGCATGAACAAAAATTAGTCGCAGTTCTGGAAATTAGGAGGCTGCCAAGAAGTCCATGGCTAATTGATGCCGCAACGCACCTTCTGGCCAACAGGTGGCACATGGACCTTCACCTTTCCCTGCGCCCTTTTCCGAGCTGCAAGAGCAATCCGTGAGACCCGTGCAGTAGCAGCCCGAGAAAGTGGCAACCTGCGGTCGCCAACACTGTCGGCAGAAGCTGACGCCCTTAATGACGTTCTGATGAGACAGCTCTTTGAGCAAAGGGTGCGGCGCTGAGTAGGAGGCAGCCCACTCATAGTCTGTGATCTGTGATAAAGTCCAGTCCCGGAGATCGAACGGGCTTTCGGTTTCGTGGATCCTTTCCGGTCGGATAAAGCCAGGAAAGGCTTCCGGTCGCGCCTCCAGGTGCTCAAAGATGGCCTCTTCGTAGTCTGAAACTCCGCAGTCGCACAGGAAGGTAAGGCAGTCTCCGCAGAACTCGTTTCGGCCAAACCGAGAAGGAACCTGGCCGGTCTCGAAGGTCTTCTGCGCAGCCCAACGGAAGTTGCGACCTGGGTAGCAGTGGGCGCATGGGGCGACATGATGATTCCCCTCGCAGTTCTCACAGGACTTTCGTGTCCGGCCTTTGCACCCGTAACAGCCGGTCCCGGATCCCGATTCAACGCGATAACATACTTTGCAAACTGCGTTCATTCTGGTATCAGTACTGTCTTATGTACTGTTCCTGAATTGCAGGTTTCAGGCGGGTAGAATGGTCAACTTTTCACGGCTTATATCCTGCCGTCTATGTAGGATGAAGGGACAAAAGACAAGGAAAGCAACAAAGGCAACAAAGGCAACAAAGAAGCAGATCGGTGGGGGTATAGTAGGGAGTATGTTAGGATTTGGTGGAAAACCACGCACTGTGACTCCTAATGGGGGTGGCGGTGGCTCAGCAGCGAATAATGCTAATTATCCCCCTTTAGCAGGAACGTTTGATGTTGCAGCGGCCCCTGCTGCTTCTGCCGCCCCTGCTGCTTCTGCCGCCCCTGCTGCTTCTGCCGCTGCCGCTGCCGCTGCGGTCCCGGCTGCTGAGGTCGCAATCGCAACCCCTGCCGACCGTGGCCGTCAGCTATTCGAAACAATCTTATATGGTGAGACTGCTAGGAGCCTTGCCCTTATAAGAGGAGGAGCAGATCTAACAATACAGATAGAAGGAAAGACTGCCCTCTTTGAAGCATGTAACCAGGAAAGAGCAGAAGTAGCTCTTGCTATTGCAGAAAGACCTGGCGTTGAGATAGATTTCAGGGGTCCACGCGGAAAGACACCATTGATGGCAGCCAGTAAAAATGGTCTCCTTCCTGTTGTTAAAGTACTTCTAAGTAAAGGAGCAGATCTTGCAGCGAGGGATGAATATAACAGTAGTGCACTTGAGTTATCGGTAGAGTATTTGTTCTATAAAGATATCCCAGATCTATCTACCCCCCTATTTCTACTTCAAGCAGGTGCGTTTGTTGAAAGACCCCAATATCTGCTGGGTCAGCCGATTGTTAATACCCCTCCTTGTGCTGCTCTAAAAACTGCCCTTGAGAGTATACCTGTTATTAATTTGGGGTTGGTTGAAGCTTGGTTGGGGGATAGATCCAGTTCCGCCCTTGCGCCAAACGAAGCCATCACCCTAGGTAAACAGCTTCTGGAATCTATTAAAATAAACTGGCGTACCGAATCCAGTAGGCTCTTTAGAGAAGGGGCAGATCTAATAGTAAGAGACAGTCAAGAAAGAACACCACTAGCATTGGCCTGTCTATACCCCGATGTTACGTTAGCTGCGGCCATAGCCTCTGTCCCTGGAGTTGATGTGAATACTACAGACAGTGCTGGATCAACCCCGCTAATGTGGGCCTGTGTTAGAAATCTTCCCCCTGTTGTAGACTTTCTTATAAGAAAAGGGGCTGATAAGGATATCACCAACAGAGCAGGTGCCACAGCTCTGGAAATTGCTATACGGATGAAACATGCAGCCTGTGCGTTACTTCTTATCAGGGCCGGTGCTGATGTGAACGCAGGTCGGCTCAGGCCTCTCATATTAAGTGAGGTATACGAACCTCACATGGTGGCTGTCGAAGCGGCGCTCAAAGCCCATGGGGCCACCGCAGTCGGCGGTAACAGAAGGAAAAGCAGGAAGAATAAGCGGAGTCAAAAGCGGCAACAGAAAACACGAAGACATTAGAAAATTCCATATATACTGTAGAATGGCTTCATCTGGAATTAATAATACAATCTCTGATAATCCTAATGAAATAACTGGGGGAGGAGCTTCAGCTGGAATTAATAATACAATTGGTGCAAACAATCCTAATAAAATAGCCGCTGGAGGAGTTATTGATCCGCTAATAGCTGATGCAATGGGGTTCTATCTTGTAAAAATGCTGGAAGAAAGGAATTATCCAGCTTGTCTTCATCTTATAGGTGCGGGGGCCAATCTCCTTAAAACCTATGAAAGGGGCCGACATCCGGCCTTTTATCAAATTATGTGGGATGCACCCGATGAGGTTGTAATGGCAATGCTGCGGTCTGGCATTAATGTTAATCATGTTGACAATGACGATACCTTATTAATTGCGGCAACGATGAGACGGGATCCTATTCCAATGATTCAACGTTTAATAGATCTTGGAGCTGATATAAATCTTGCAACTAAATATGGTCAAACGGCGTTGAGTACTGCATTATATATAAAGAACTCTGAAGTTGCATTGTTTCTTGTCCGCAGGGGTGCACGTGTCGCTCCGGGTAGCATATTAACGGTATATGACATGAAAGAACCTGGTAAAGCAGATTTAAAGGAAGCTCTTCTAGCACTTGGCGGTCGCGATTCTGGAAGGCATATGGTTTTCGGCTCTGGTGGTGCTGGTGCCAGTGGCGGTGCCAGTGCCGGTGGCGGCGGCGCGAGTGCTAGGGGTGGTAGCAGAAAGAGTCAAAAGCAGCAAAAGCGGCAGCAGAAGACTCGAAGACATTAGCCCATAACTCCATACCTGCATTGTTTATTACATTTAAGAATTCTTGCAACAAAAGGATTGTCACAGGGCCCAATTGCCTACGCGAGTGGAAACTCTGCCTTGAAGCGTTCACAGAGAGTACGGAGAGTTTCATCCGTAGTCTCTGAGAGAAACTCATCACACTTCGCATGGACCTGTGCTCTCCATTCATTGTAGACCCGATGGAACGGTGCATAGGCCGGTTGCAGAATGAAGGTGAAGAAGGTACAGATCGCTTTCACCCGATTTGAAGCCGCCACTACATCCACGCACCCAAGGCGATGCCGTGCCCTCATAATGAAGACCGACTGAGCAGGGATAGCATCCTCAGGCTTTTCGAAGCGTGGACCCCGCCTCCGCCCAACCAACTCTGCATCCAAGTCTGAATCCGGTGACAAATAGCCTTCGTCACCCTCATTCTCAGGCCCAATGTCGTTGGGGCAACTGCAGCGCGACGTGCACTTGGGGCATCTGCAGTAGTATATGCAACGACTTTCACTCCCTGCCCTGGTTCTCTTATAGTCAGCCTCCGGACCAATGCTCTTCTTGTATCGTCTCATGTTTGCTGGTGGATCTTGTCTTCGTAGGCAAGATTTTCCTGAGAAACAAAAGGGTGTCGCCACACGCCTTTCACTTTTTTTTGCAACTGCCTTACAGGGGGAACTTGGTCATAAAGATATGACAGAGAGATCGCAGCTCGGGTTCCTCCGCCTCTTCCAGAAAAGATGCGCACTTTTCGTTTGCAGCCTTACGCCATAGCGGATAAGCCCGATGGAAGGGCGCATGTTCAAACCGAAGGAGGAATGTCAGAAATTTCATAATGGCCTGACCCCGCGCGACCTCCTCTACTGCATCCGCCGCGCGAATGAGGTGCAGCGACTGTGCAACAAAGACAGATTGGCGCGGAATAGCATCGCCGGGCTTTTCGAAGGTAGGGTAGAAGCCGACTTCGGACACGTCAGACCCCTCATCTTCACTACCGCTGTCACTACAGCTGTCACTACCGCTGTCACTAAAGTCATCGCCATCTTCCTCTTTGTGCTCATCCATATGAGGAAAGGGGCTGTCAACCCACTCATCTTCTGCCTTAGTAACAAGTGGGAAATTGAGAAGTGGCCGAACGGAAATCATATTGGTAGGTTTCCTATGTCTTATAAGGAATTCCTGTGAATCGACCCAGCCACTACGCAGCCTTCACCTTTTGCCAAACCATCAGAAATATCACAAAGGTGACCCAATTGTAGCCAACCTCTTGCAGTATCATGAGCAACAAAAACACGATCGAGGAGCTGAAAGATATTTGCAAGTCCCGTGGGATCAAGGGCTATAGCGGAAAACGCAAGGCTGAGATTCTAGCCCTCCTAGAGGCTGCTGCAGGAGATACGATTGAACACGTTACGGATCACACTGAACCAGAAGAAGCAGCTACAGAAAATATAGAACACAAAGAAAAAACCGGAGCCAAAAAGCGCGTAGCCTCCCTGTTCGCCGGATGCGGTGGCCTGGATTATGGATTCCTCCACAATCCCGCCTACGAGCATGTGTTTGTCAACGATTTCGACGCAGAAGCCTGT